GGTAATGAAAGACTACGCATAGACAGCTCAGGCAATGTCGGTATCGGAACTACTTCGCCAAGTGCTAAGTTAGATGTGGCTGGCTCTATTGAAGGTGCAGGAACAATTACAAGTTCAAATGGCACAGTTACTAATGTAATGAGCTTTAGTGATAGAGGGATATTTGGTACAACATCAAATCACCCAGTAGAGATTAGAGCAAATGGAACTGAAGCCATAAGGATTGATACCTCACAGAACGTAGGCATAGGAACTACTTCGCCATCA